AATATTCGAACCTGGAAGGTCGGAATAATGGTACAAGCGATAACGATAGAAGTCGAAGGCTTCCACGAACTGACTGAACGCATCAATCAGATGGGAAGCACAGAAGGGCGGATGATACTGAATGAAGGACTGCGTAATATCGGCCGCCTTATCGTTCCAGCGACGGGTTCAGGACCGCTTGCCAGGGAAACGCCGAAGGTAACTGGCAAGCTTCAGCGTTCGACTGTATTCCAGATTATCGGCGGGCCTATGAGACAGATATTGCAGATACGCCAGGCGGCCAGAAGTCCCCTTGGCGTGTTCTATGGCCAGATAGTACGTGAGGGGCGTGGACCAGTTGAAGCGAAGCGCGCCCAGGCACTTCACTTCTGGATTGGCGATGTAGAATTCTTCAGGAAGCGTGTCGGTCCAGCAGAACCCAATCCATATCACATCAGGGTACTTCGAAGGCTTATGCCAAGGATACAGCAGATAGTAAATAAGATGGGGGAAAGGATAACAGCCTATATCGCGGGCAATACTCAATTATAAGGGGGTGAACTATGGCCTTTTTCGACAGCCAGTTAAGCGTCTTCCAGATTAAAGATACGGGCGGAACATTGAGGGATATAACGCCCTACATTGTATCCTGTGATGGCTTGCCTGGTCCCAGGGAACTATCCGAAGCGACGACGCTGAATGATACTTCAAGGAAGTGGCACCCGTCATTGGAAAATCCCGTAATCACACTTGAACTGATATGGTCCGATGATGCCAATGTCGGTGCCGATACGGTGCTTGGCCCACTACGGGCGCACAACGCCGCGGTGGACTTCGATTACGGACCTGAAGGCAAGACTGCTGGTGATGTCAAATATTCAGGAACGGCCTGGGTCAGAAATTATACCATCATAAGCAGGATAGGCGACCTGGTAAGAAGTAGATGCGAACTTCAATGTAACAGCGTGATTACACGCGGAACTTATTAAAGGGGGGCTTATAGAGTATGTACGAAATACCAACTGAAGAGCTGGACCTGGGGGAAGGCCAATGGGCGGTCCTTTACAAGGAACTGAAGCACGGGACCAGGGCCGCGGTTGAAGAAGTAACCCGCCAATATATGCGCTTCGCCGACGGTTCAAACGAATTTAAGATAAAGCAGGGCGAAGGAGTCAAGATACCGCCAGGGAAGACCATCGTTATCGACATCAATAAAATGGACCACGTGGCCATCAACAATATCTATATCCTTCGCCAGGTAAAGGAATGGTCCTTTGGTGAAAAGGTTGATGAACTGACCCTGAATGAAGTCCCGTCGCGGTTCACGGAAGCGATAATAAAGAGGTGTCACGAATTATATAAAGGCCCTTTACCAGACAGCGGCGGAAAGAGTTAGGCGAAGCCTTATTCCTGGCTTTCAACCTGCCTTCAAGATATTCGGTTCCGCCGCAGATGACAGAACCGATACTGGTCGTTGAAACTGGCTTTCCGCCCTGGGAATTGGCGGAAATGTCGGAAGAATTGATAGAAAAGATGATGATATACAAAGGGGTTAAGGATGTCCACCAATTCGGTGGAAACTGGCAACCTTAATGATAATGGAACGGCGGCTTGCCGCGACAGCCATTGCTTCTGTTCGCAGGACACGGGCGGGCGGTGCATCTGCTGTCGATGCGGCTTGTCGCTTGAAGACTACATCAGAAAATCGACCAGGCAAATACCTGGCAATAGAAGGGATGATGAAATCTGATGGCCAATGAAGCAACCGTGACCATAGTTGCCAAGATGCGCGATGAAGCCACCGAAGAAATGGCAGAACTTGGCCAGACAACAGCGCAGACGACACAGGAAGCCTTCAACTTCCAGCTTGCGCTTACCGCGGCAGGTTCGGCGCTTACCGCGGTCGGTTCGCTTATTAACCAGATTGACAATCCGATGGCCAAGATGGGCGCTAACTTTCTGATGATAACTGGCGCCGTAATGAGTACGTCAGCCGCTATACTTGTTATGATACCTTACATCAAGCAGTTGATAACCTGGCTTCGCGCCCTGGCCGTCGTTCAAACAATAGTGGCGGCATTAACAGGTCCCTTGGGGTGGGCCAGGATAGCCGCTGGATTAGCCATCGCTGGTGGTGCCGCCGCTGGCATCTACGCGATGACAGGCGGCTTCGGCGGCGGTGGCGGTACCACCACCTATACTGGTACACCCGCGCCTGGTGTCGCACCTGGCGGCGGCGTGACCACGGAAATCAATATCAATGCGGGTACCTTTATGGGCAATGAAGCCGATGCAAGGCGCTTCGCTGGAATGATAGATAGGAACATCAAAAGTGATAGGGGTGTCGGCAGATGACGGTCGGAGTTACATTCGCTTCCCGCGCTGGTTCAACTACACAGGTAACTAGGTCACCTGATGATGATGGTGTGGCCGAACCAACGAGTATGGATGGTCATATAATCTGCGCACAATTCGCTGGTACCACTTGGAGTTTCCTTCGTGATAATGTCGGTTGTGGTGATATAGGATTTGCCCATCAATCAGCCACTTTATTGAATGTAAGCCTGGTCACACATCCTTCAGCAAGTCCTTTGTGGCGGCAGATAGGCCGAACATTCCTTACCTTTGATTTTTCCGATATATTACCAGGGTCTATTATAACCGAAGTCCGATTAACATTCGATACTGGCGCAAAGGATACCGATATTCCTGGCTGTGGCATTGCACCTTACGAAGCGGTCTTGATTTCCAATATAGTTTTATATTGTGCCGATTTCGATTGCGGTGGTGAAACACCATTAGCGACACCAAAAGACCTAGATACGCAAATACCAGCCTACGGACAGGCTATTTGGGATTTCAATGATGATGGTATCAAGTACGTTCAGGATGCGCTGATAAATAATGGTGGGATTATCAGGATTTGTATGCGTGAAAGCACCTATGATGCTGGTGATACACAGCCAGCTTATCCTGGTACAGATAAAACAAGTAAAATCCAGTTCGATAGCGCTGATGGTTCACCTGCACCTGAATTACGTCTTACCTATATCGGGGGTAATGATGTCACAGAATATATACTTGGCGCCAGAAGCGAACGCGGACGTGATGAAGAACTTGGCCAGGCGCAGACAGGCGTGTTAGACCTTACCTGCGATAACTTCATAGGTGCCTTCAATCCAGAAAATACTAGCAGTCCTTTATATGGACTTCTTGATTTGGGTGTAGTCGTGACACTTTACGAAGATTATGAAGGTAATAGGTATAATCATTTTACAGGTAAGATTGATAGGATAATCCCCCACGATGAACCGCACGCGGCAATCGCCGTGATTAAAGTATTAGATGGTATGGATGACTTGGCTGGAACTGAAGTTGTGACACCGATGCGGACGGATACCGATGTCGGGGTTCTTGTCAATGACGTACTAGATGCCGCAGAATGGCCGTCAGCCAACCGCGACATAGATAGTGGCATAGATACCCTTCAACTTGGATGGTTTCACCGCATTAAGGCGCTGGATGCGTTACGCGAACTTGAACGGGTGGAATTCGGCTATATCTATATGGACGTTGATGGTAAGGTCGTCTTTGAGAATAGGCACCATCGGGTGACGGGCGATGGCCTGGTATCACAGCACGACTTCGAAGATACGGCTATCGACATCGGATATGAGTTCAGTAAGCGGTTTCTGCGTAATGAGATTACCGTCAAAGGTAAAAGATACTTCGTCGGTGGAACTATGATATTGCCAGGCTATGAATTGGGTGAAACTGAAGACGAACTTATCTGGTCTTCACACGCTGGCGATGAAGGTGCGCCTTATATCCCGCAGAACAGCACGGTAACTGTGTGGGCGGATATGTCTAGCCCGATATATTCCTACAATACGCTTGTCAGGGGTGAACATTGGGACGCAAACACGGCCGCCGATAAGACAGGTACCGATTTGGGTGCCAATGTAAGTATAGCGGAAACGCAGTATGGCCAGACGATAAAGTTGGCAATAACAAATAACAATGCCGAAGGGGTCTATATTGTTGTTCCAGATAGCCCACCATTGGGTGCGCCAGAAAATAGAACCCTTCTTGTCTATGGCACACTTTATATGCTTGAAGACTATTCGATTACAGAAAAGGACCAGGACAGCATTGACCAGTATGGCAAGCGCAATCTGACAATCGATACGAAGTTCAAGGCGAACCCGAATGATATTCTGGCCTACGCCCAATATCTGCTGGCCAAGTATAAGAACCCCGTTCCCCTGGCGATACACGTTGACCACGAAGCGATGACTGGATGGCCAGATGATACCATAAAGCTTCAATGCCTATCACGGCGAATAAGCGATAGGATTACGATTAAATCAACGCTTCTGAATATAGACCAGGATTATTACATCAACAAGGTAATCCAGGAATACACGCGCTTCGAAGGCGCATTCGCGCAAAAGACGACCTGGCTGGTGGAACGAACCATCGGCGGTATGGCTGAAGGCCGATACTGGTTGCTTGGTGTCGTTGATTACGGCGAATTGGGCGAAAATACAATATTGGGGTTTTAATTATGGATAGTAAATTGGTGACGGCAAATTCCTGGTTCAGTTCTATATCGGATAAGCTTGGCGTGAAGAAAATGAACTTTGGGATATTCAGGCGGACCTTCTTGGCAAAGTTACGGTTGCGCTATAAATTCCCTGAACCAATCGACTGCTTCGATAACGAAAGCGAACCCGTCGAAGCCTTCGTGAATAAAGGTATGTGGATAGTGATGTGTCTCAACTGCAAGGGCGGCGCCGAATTTGCCTGGGAAGAAGGTTACTTCTTCTGCTGTTCCTGTAAGAACTCTTATAATGGACATCGGTACCGAAGGCTGATATTCCCCGCGGACCGCCAGGAAATAGAAGACCTGCTTTCCGTCAGGCCGCTTGAGAACAGAAATTACCGCGGACCGCTTCACCCGAACGAAACGCTGGAAGTATTGAGACAGGAAAACAAGGACCACGCCAGCGAACTTATAACTGAAGGGGGTGGTGCATAATGGCCTGGACGACCCCGACAATCAGGGCAACTGGTTACCTGGTCCTTGCCGCTGATTGGAATACGGACCTGGTGAACAACCTGGCTTATCTCAAGGGACAGGGTGGCCAAATATCCATCGAAGATGATATAATCCCTGCTTCGGGTTCCCTGACCATAGGTGAAACGGCTAATCCCTGGAACCTGGGCGTCTTCAATCAGCTTTACGCCAGGCGCTTCGCGGTCCACCAGGCGGTTAGGACTATTATCCTACCGTTCGAAGATGACTTCGACGGTAATTGGCAAGTCACGGTATCTGAAGCTGGCGGTGCCATCATCGATGATGGCGGTACTGGTCAATGCCGCTTAAAAGTAGATGACAATGCCGCTAACGGTTGCTATATTGCAAATCTTATTGAGCAGAATAACGCGAAGGATACGTCATTCAACGCAAGCCGCAGTCCTTACGGACGCTTCGAGTTCTGCCTTGATGCGGCCAAGGCCAATTCCAATGTATTCATAGGCTTCAGGACCACGCCAGCGGTTTCGATACCAAGTGCTTTAGAAAATCACTTCGGATTGGATTGGGACGGTTCCGATTGGAATTTCAGTAGTGCTAATGGCACGAATAATGAAATAGAGGTTGTAACGGTTACCGATAATGTCCGGCACGTTATAGAAATCCTGTGCGTATCGGGAACCCAGGTTGACTGCTACCTGGACGGCGTGCTGAAGAAGACCTTTACCAGCTATTTGCCGACAGGCGACCTTGACTGGCAATGTATGTTAGACAGCGACGGCGCTGGCGGTGCCACCGATAGCATCTTGACCCTGGGTTTAATCATACTTCAGGAAGATTTAAGTTAGGGGTGTTAATATGGGAATAGAACCAGGAAATAACGACAACCCAAAGACAACAAAGGAAGCTATATTCGATATGCACAAAAGGATTATGAGATTAGAAGTTACCGTCGTCGGAAACCCAGGAACGAAGGATGACGGCCTTGTTGGCGATATGCGCCGTGCCTGGAAATGCCTTGATAATCACTCCAAATATATATGGCTTCTTGGTGGTATAGCCATCGGTTCTGGCATCGTCGGTGGTGTCGGACTTATAACTTAAATAAAATCCCCTGGTCCGCGAAACCAGGGGATAATTAACCAGGTCTTATGCTATGGTCCTTTCGGTATTGAACTATGACCTGGTTATTTCATTATTAACACCTTGTTAATCCCCTTGTCAAGAAATCCCCGAAAAAATTTTTATTTCGTGCCTAAATTTGACAAGGTGTCAAATTTCCACGCCTGGCGTTATCCTGGTCGGAATGACAGGGACTTGACATAGGAACTACAATGTGCTATACTGACTATATCCTGAAGAAAGGGGGTGATGCAATGGCGGATGAAATAAACGGGCTACCCTTGGACGACCGCGAAGAAATGGGTATGATTATCGACCCGACAACAGGCGTCCCGATAATTTTCAGCAAAGCCTGGAATGAAGACATCCCCAAGGGTTTAATGGAAAAGGCCCGAACTCTTACCTTGAACCATTATGCCGTCGGGCATAAGAAGGTCACCATCATCTTAAACGTCAAGTAACGAAACGCTTACAGAAAGGGGAAAGCCTTGAACCAGGAATTACAACTGGACCGCTTCGAAAAGGCCCGCGAAGGCATCTGGCCAGGCCGAACTCGAAGCGACTTTGAAGAAAATGGCCAAGAAAGCCTTTAAGCCGTTTATGGCATATCAGGCGCATCTGCATTCTTTAATACCAGTTGAGATTACCAGCATAAACCCTGATGATAAAAGTGTCTGGTATGCACGTGCTGATGGCCAGGAAAGTTATTATGGTCGTGAACGGGGAAAAGCACGTCTTACCTATGGTTCGCATCTATACGCGAAGACTGAACACAATGACAAGATTGCCGTCCGATGTGCTGAATTACAAGCCACGATAAAGAAATGCGAAGACGAAATCGATGAAGCCATAAGTCGGCTTGAAACGAAGATAGACCTTGCTTATTTCGGGCTTAAAGATGAAAGGTGGTAAGAATGAACTATCAACAGACAGTAGAAGCGGTCAATGCGGTCATCGCGGAATACGCGATGCCGCTGACCCTTCGTCAGATTTACTATCGGCTGGTCGCGGCTGGCCTGATACCTAATAGGCGAAGCGCATACAACGGCCTATCCGCGCAACTGGTCAAGGCCAGGGAAGTTGGCGACGTTGATGAATACCGAATAGTTGACCGTTCAAGGACCGTCAACGATATATCCTTCGACAGCCCGCAGGATTACCTGGAAGCCGCGATATATACTTTGAAGGCCAAGTACCTTCGCCGCTTCTGGACTAGCCAGGAAGCCTACGTCGAAGTGTGGGTAGAAAAGGATGCGCTTTCCGCAGTCCTGGCGGGTGCCGTCAAGGACTACAATACCATAGTGGCGCCGTCCAGGGGTTATTCCAGCTATTCCTATCTGAAAAGCGCGGTCGGACGAATGTACAATAACCATCCCGACGCTTCCAAGGTCATCGTTCTACATTTCGCCGACCACGACCCGTCGGGCTTGGATATGACCCGCGACCTTCAGGACCGCTTCGATAATTATGCTATTGGTGATGTAGAAGTCAAGCGCATATCGCTGACCTATGAGCAGGTCCAGGAACACAATCTGATACCGAACCCGACCAAGTTCACGGATACCCGTTCTGGTGGCTATATGGCCAGGTACGGTGACGAGTGTTGGGAACTCGATGCCATCGAACCCGATAAGCTGGTCGATATGGTCAACGAAGCTGTGGAAGCGGAAATCGACGATTGGGATGCCTGGGAAGAACTCAAGGAACAGGATACGAATGAACGTAAGGAACTTCGCGAATTGTTTGATAAATTGAAAAAAGACTACGAAGAAGGGAAATAATTTAATGTATAATATAGGACTGAAAACTGAAGCTAAAAAATGCCGCAAGTGTGGATGGTGTGCTGAATACGATGACTATGATGTAATAGCCAATACCCATACGCCAGTTTATTACTGTACCGTTAAAGACTTTTATTCCAAAAGAAAACCCGAAATGGTACCTAATCCAGATGGCGAATGCTTATGTTATATTGAACGTGGTAAAGAAGATGAAGGCGTCGAAAAGGAAGACTAAAGATTTCAAAGAAAGGCAATGCGCACATTGCAAGCTGGCGGATAAGCGCGCTTTGCGCAAAGGCTGGCCGTGCTGTACATTCGATGGCCAGGTCCAGATACGCAATGGCCATTGTGTTCAAAGGGTAGCAGAATGAAAAGTACCATATTACCACTTGACAAATCCACTACATAGGAAATACAATAATGGTAAGCTTATAGAGTAAGGGGGAAAGCTTATGAACACAATCTACATCGTATTAGCCTATGCCATCCTATTCCTGGGATGCTTCTTATTTGCCGCTATCGAACTTGAAGTCAGGAATTGGTGGCGTCGAAGGAACGGTGGCTATGATGTCTATTATTAAAGATAGTCACAATTCCGACAAGGACCCAGGGCGCGCGGTCGCAAAAGCATCGCTGAAACCTATACAGACTATCAGGCGAAATGGATTGATTGCTGATATTCGCGTCGCCACCTATCATAATTTCACCTGCGCCTGGCATAAGTGCAAGCGCCCAATCAAGCCAGGAAGTAGATATTATTCGGTCACCATCGGCGGTGGCGGCCTGGGTTCAATCAAGTTTCCTGATAGGGTCCACGAAGAATGCGTGGACCCTTTTCTTGACTACAATTACGGAAGGGGACCGAAGTAATGCCCTGGGAAACACCGAAGGCATCAACAGTAGGCCCTATGGTACTTGCCGAAGTAGAAAAGGGGGATAAATATATGCCTGGTAACATAGAACTATTAGCTTACAAAAGCCTGGACCGTCCCTGGGAAGGCCAATGGGTAATTCGGCTGTGCAATCCCCTGGGGAAAGGCATCATCGCACACGATAGGAACCTATCCACGGCCTTGCGGCGGGCGGCCAATAATCTATCAAGAATGAAAGGGGGTACATAATGGAATGTGTCAAGTGCGGTGCCGAAACCGAACGGTTAAGCGGCATCTGTGAAAAGTGTATCGACCGCAGTACGGATGAACTCGAAGAAGGACTAGCGCAGGAAGGCCTTAAACTGGCTGACCCAACAGATGAAGCAAACATCATAATTCAACCTGAAGTAGTTGTGCGTGAACAAATCACGGCAGTCATCAATATCGCGCCACGGTACGATGAAGTAATCAGACTTCTTGTCGAACAGGGCAACGACCTTCTTCGCGTGGCAGAAGAACGGGTCATCAAGGACCACGAAGACCTGAAACCAGCGACCGATGACCTGTCGATTATGGCCAAGATAAAGAAGGAAATGCTGGAAAAGAAGAAAGAAGAAGGAATACCTGTCGCCGATACGCGGCCACCTGGATACCGTGAACGCCGCCTTCGCCGAAATCCTGGCGCCAATCGACCAGGCCGACAGGATAACCCGTGATAAAATGAACGCTTATCTTGCTGAACAGGCCAGGAAAGTCGCAGAAGCCAAGGCCATCGAAGATGAAAAGCTGGCCCTGGCCCAAAGGGAAGCCGCGATGAAGGGCGGCGAACACACCCAGGAACTTGGAACCGTGGAAATCCCCACCGAACCCCCGAAGCACGTCAGAACGGAACTGGGGACGGTGGGGAAGGCGAAAATCAGGAAATGGGAAGTGGTTGATAAAAGCCAGGTTCCAGATGAATACAAGATACTGGATGCTGGCAAGATAACCAGGCTGGTCAAGGCTGGTATCGGCCATATACCTGGCATCCGCATCTACGAAGACGAAGTAATCACGGTCAGAACCAAATAAGGAAGGTGACAAAGTGACAAAGAAAACAAAGAGCAAGAAGAAGACACAGAAGAAGCCAACGGTAATCGTGGACCTTTGCCAGACCTGCGCCTACACGCCAGGCGAATGCGACGCCGAAATGAAGGCATACGGGAAGCAGGGACCCGATTTCGGTAAGGTGGTCGAATGCAATACCTATCTCAACGTGGGCGCCGAAAAGACAGCGCCGCCCGAACCACCCAAGGAAGAACAGGCTGGAATTCTAGTAACTGGTTCGACTGATATTGAGATTAAAGATAATGTCTTGATAGAAGAAAAGCCTGAAGTCTTCGGTATCTGCCAGGTCTGCGAACATCCGCTGTATCGGACCGCCTATAACAGGGCGCAGGATGCCGTCAGATGCTTGAACAAATCCTGCAAGCTTTATCGGATGGTCATTCAGCGGATACCGTTCAAGTCGAAGTTGCCAGAAAAGGGGGTGATTGAAGATGACGGAAAAGAAACCGTACCCGAAGCGGAAGCTTCAGATAATCAAGATATTCGCTGACAAGCCATTCGGCGACCAGGGCAAAACGCTTCTTCCTATACAGGCAAAGGACTTATCATTTTCGGAAGATAGCCCACTTCTCGATAAGGTGCTGACATTCAATATCTTCAATCCAGACCTGAAAGCCTACGTCCAGGCGCTTATACCTAATCTTGGTCCTAATACTGTGATAACTGTGGATTATTCTGAACCGATACCGAAGGAAGGCGATGACTGGATACCAGCACGTGCCATAACGCAGATATACGGTGATGACGGTCAGCCAATCGCCGCCAGGAAGAAGCAAGGCGGTTTCGGCAAAAGTCCTGAAATCGTCCGCCTGGAACACGAACTTGATATGAACCTGGAAAATACCAGGCGGGTCAGCATCGAAGGCCAGAAGGCAATAGAACAAGTCGGCGAAATCGTACGTATGGAAATAGCCAGACCAGTATTATCTGCCATTGAAGGTAGTGATTGGGAAAGGGTCGCCAATAAGTATTGGCAAGCCATAGAATTGATGCTGGACCGTTTTATCGAAAGCATTGATGGTACCCGTCAGATGGTAAAATCCGAAGTCCAGGCACAACTGCCATTGGAAGCCAAAGCTACGGCGCCACAGGATGCAAAATTAGCCAAGAAAAATGAAAATGCGACCGATACCATTAAGAATGCTGGTGACCTGCTTACCAGGGCGGCACATCTTGAACCATCGGTATCCAGGGCAGAAGTGCTGGAAGTATGTTCAGTCAATGACGTGAAGGAAATTACGAACCTTAATGAAGCCTGGCAAAACATAAAGAAATATAGTAAATCGAAATCGGTGTAGTATATGAAAGTTCAATGTATAAATTGTTATTGGTATAAGCCTTGGATTACTCATAAACATAAAGGTTGGTGTAATACACCGAAATTGGGTCTTCATTCAATAGGAAACAGATATAGTTTAAGATATTGCTTACTTTTCAAGAAAAGGACTTGACAAAGGCTAGACGAAGGAACTACAATGTTTGAAATGGGCGTTCTAGAGATATGTGGCTGGATGATTATTATGCTAGGGTCCCTGGCGGCGCTGGCTTTAGTCTGGCTTATCATCGAGATAATCAGGGAATTAAGAAGATAGGGGGTGAAGCTATTGGCAACGAAGACATACACGCCCAGGGGTAAGGTGGCCACCGATAAGGTTGTCTGTTCCTGGCGCATCCTGAAGGACGTGTACCATAAACTTCACCTGGAAGCGAAGCGCCAGGGGTTTTCTTCGGTACCAGCTTTCCTGAACAACCACTTCAGCCGCTACTTTTCGGGCGAACCGTTAAGGTACGAACCTGAACATCGGGAACCTGACTAAAGGTTCCCGCTTCGCTTATAGAGTAATATCGGGGGGGTAAGGTCGTGTCGTCTAAACCAGGAAGGGGAAAGCATTGGGTTCCGAGAGCAGTAAGCTTTTGATAAATGAACCCCCACTTCAAGTATTGCCGTCCCTGGCTAAAATCCTGGACGTCAATAAATCTATTATTCTTCAGCAGATACAGTATTGGATAGTGACTAGCCCGCACATCATAGAAGGAAAGCGCTGGATTTACAATTCATATAAGGAATGGTCAGCGCAGTTCCCCTGGCTTTCACCCCGCGCGGTCCGCTGGCATATCAGGGACCTTGAACGGGACGGCTATCTGATAGCTAGCGAATTCAACAGGGATGGTCGGGATAATACCAAGTGGTACCGCATCAACTATGACAAGCTGGAAGCTGTGTCGTCCACGCCACGTGTCGTGGCAAAATCCGACACGCCACCTGTCAAAGAACGTCACTTGCAAGTGGCAAAGGACGACACACCATTACCAGAGACTACTTCAGAGATTACTACCATAGATGATAATAACGGTTGTCTTGATACAGCCAAAGTCTTTAATGCCTACGAAGAAAATATCGGGATGATAACCCCGATGGTCAGCGAAAACATCAAGGATGCCTTGAATTTGTTTCCCGCTTCCTGGATAATCGATGCTATAAAGGAAGCCGTGAAGGCCAATGTCAGGAAGTGGAAGTATATCGATGGCATCCTTAAAAATTGGGCGACCAACGGCCGCGATGTCGGTCCGCGGCGGACCAGGAAGGATAAAGACGACCCTGATTATTATAAAGGTCAACGATATGACCATATGGTCAGAAGGAAGTGACGATGAAGGTTAAAGAATTCTTCCAGATATACTATGGAACCAAAGCAAGACCGCAAAGTAAGGAACAGGAAATCTGTTGGGAATGGGAACTTGACAAAGTGACGATGAAGGTTAAAGAATTCTTCCAGATATACTATGGAACCAAAGCAAGACCGCAAAGTAAGGAACAGGAAATCTGT